TAATCCTTAATAAACTTTTCAAGTCGAACCTCCACTGGTTCATAGTCGGCTAAATTAAACATAGAGTTCGTTCTCCTCTGTGGCCAGTTGCCCAGCTAGTGCGCCATAGCTGCATAGATCAATCCAGTTGTCTATGTGCTGTGCTGATTGATTAGTCCTTGCCAGTTTAACCAAGACCATAATGCCTGCCACCTGATAATCATGGATAGGCATCTCTAAGTATGCACTTAACAGCATTGCTGTGTGTTCTAGGTTATCGGCAGGATGTCCATACTGAAGCCCACGATCTCTAATTGTGTCGGTGGCTGTTAGTAGAATTTCATTAGCTCTCATTTATCGGCCAAGCTGCGCCCTAGATTGCGAGCCTTGTGCCAGCCTTCTCTGCGACCATCCTTAAAACCTTGTGAATACCAAAGGACATTAGAAATCAAAAGCAATCCAATCATCCCTATAATTACTACTGAGTTAATCATTGTGTACCTATCTGCATCCAGTGCCCTTGACTGGCTTACATCATTATTGTGACATAAGGACACGACAATTCTTGGGAGATTTAAATAACGATTAGATAACGGATTATGTGTTAAAACACATAAAGATTACTGGTACAACTTTCCGTACAATGTAAATGATCCGTCCTTGTTAATAGGCACTAGCATTGGGCTAACCCGATCTCCATAAGTTTCAATCACTGCTACGCTCATCTGCCAATTAGCGCTTCCAGCCTTGAGATAAGACGCTTTTTTCTTGTCCATGACATTCCCAGCCTCTAAGGCCCACAAAGTCCTGTAGGAGGCTCCTATGCCTTCTGTGAAGGCACTAATGCCTGCTCTGTGCGTGTGTCCACAGACTACAGACTTGCCAAACTTACGCGCTAAGCCTAGGGCTGTAAGTCCAGCATTGGTGTTCATCGATCCTTCATCACCATGAACTAATACCCAGCCTCTGTGGAACTCAAAGGGTTTTTTGTGGAAACGAATCCCCATGCTAGAGAAGCCCATAAAGTTGGAGTAGTCGAGTTCTGGAAGTCCGATGAGGCTAGGAGCGCCTCTAACGAGAGTGTGGTAAAGACGATCGGTGTGGTTGGATCTAGTGATGTCAGTCGTTCCGAGATCCCAGAGGATGTTTTGAGCCAGAGTTCTGTCTGCATCTAACTGACCCTCATATTCTAGGTGAGTACCTTTAGCCCACTTTGACTGCGATTGCATGTCCAGTTCATCACCGGTGTTCAATACTAAATCGAACTTCTCACGCTTGACTAACTTAATAAGATTCTTGACCGCTTGCTCATGATGGAAAGGAATCTGAAGATCGCTAATAACTAGATAGCGTTTCTTCTGTGTGCTAGTCATCATCCTCATCTTCGTAATCACCGAAGCGCTCAGGCTCAATCGGATCTGGCAAGATCCATGCAGGATAAGCAGAGCGCTCTACGATGATTCCTAAGACAGTTTCCTCATCAAAGCCTGCTCGCTTTAGACTCTGTGCGAACTCATACATGCCGATGCAATACGCATCGAGGGCTGAGTAATCTTGCTCAACTAGATTCTTAGTCGCTTTTCTTGCCATGAGATAATTGTCACCTGTCTAGTAAGGTAATTATTGTTTCGACACGCCCTTCAAGTCGATTCAATCTGTCATTCATAGAACTGCCACCGTTAGGTTTAAGTTCAGCAAGGTAATGCTTTACCAGCCAGCGAATAGAACCTGCGAAGCCAGTAACGATTGTGATCACTGCAACTGCAAGAGCCGCCCAGTTAAGGGCATCCATTACTTTTTAATGCCTAGTGCTGTGTCGTTAGCGTTTAAGTAACGAAGTACTGGAGGCAATACAGAGGCTAGGCCTGCTGCAATAAGTGCCTTGGGATCTGAAACTCCAGCCGCTGCCATTGAGATGACTGCCACGAGAAAGGCTCTCGCCCAAGATCCTGCTGCTGTCTTTAGTTCATTCATTATTCTCCGCCTAACATAGGTACTTGAAAAAAAGAACCGTCATTAACAGACGCTTCCGTAAACGAGAAGTGAGCGTGGTGGTTGTGTTTGTTTGAACCCTCGTACGGACGCCATGCCCAAGCCTTTTTGCTTGAGGCGATACGACCATCAAAGATAATGTAGGTAATGCGCTTTTCTTTTTTAGACTTGCATAAGAGACGAATCTGATCTGCAATATCTGGCATGAGGTCTGGCTTGGCCCTTCCACTGACATCACGATCCACATCGATGGCCAAAACCCAACCATTAGCATTGGGATTATGATCGCTAGGACGAGTTGCGTGTCGGGTATCACCGATCCAACCATCCGATGTGCGGTCACGACTTGGGTATGAGTCATCGAACTGTTCCCTGAGTTGAATTGCTGCTTTACTCAGCTGCGGCTTCATCGATCACCATTGGAGTCTGTGGCTTATCTTTGTTAAGGTAAGCCTGATAATCAGAGTTAGCCTCATCACATGGAATAAATAACCAATGCCCATCACCATAATCTGCTTTGATAATGATTCCGCCTGTTGGTGTTGTGATTTCTGTGTAAATTGGTTTCATTATAGTTCCGCCTGTACCGCTAGAAACGCTGCTGCGTTATTTGTTTGCACTCTGCAACCCTGACCAGCAGTTCCTGCTGCTTCTGTGTTGTTATAAAAAAATGCAGTTCTATTTGTAGATTCTGCTGCCAATGTCAATGAATTGAGGTTATCGTTTCCGCCACCTGCTGAAGTAGCCTGAAAATAACTTGTTCCAGTAACTATAGAAATGGTTGGAGTAGTTCTCATTTCAACTGGTAAGTTAATAATTGGTCCATCTACACCAGTTGTAGAAACATAGAATCCAAGACCTAAAATCTTAGAAGTACCTGATGCAATTAGTTGATAATACCTCTGGCACATAGCCAATTCGCCTTGAATACTGCCGCCGCTTGCAGTTTGGAAGGGCGTTGCTTTTGCCCCTGTTTCTAGCATTGCTTGAGCAAACTCATAATAACCATTATTTGCAACAGTAGCAGAGTGATCTATTCTAACTCTGATTGAGTTAGCAGTTCCATCTGAGGGAATCGTTGCTGTTACCGATGCTGTGTACCAATCTGTAGAACCTGTGCCAGTTGGAAGGGTTGCATTTGTTACAGTAGTAGAAGAAATGTTTGTCCAAGTTGAGCCATAAGCCGCATCTGTAGTTGCTGATTTATCAATAGCGATGATAAGACTTTGATCAAAACTTGCATTGCGCCTTAATTTAATAGAAAAAGTAACACTTTGTCCAAGCATAGGTTTCACATTCAATGATTCCACAATTTGTTGCATCGGTAACAAAGTCCCAGCCATTGTTCCTTGAAATCTTAAGCAATAAGTTGAGCCAACAGGAACACCTGTAGTCTGTCTAGTAAGACTGTTAGTGCCAAAGACCGCACCTATTTGCCAACGATCAGCACTGTAAACACCTGCTCCAATAGTGGTAAAAGTAGTCCCACGCTGCCAGATGTCCAGATTTCCATTAATGATCTTGTTCTTACCAGCTTGACCAAAGCCGATGTTCCAGACAGATGTGTCGATGGCATTGCCTAGTGTGCGCATAGCAAGTGCGCCATCTCGGACGAGGCTACTATCGTCTGGTTCTGACCAGCCGTAATTCGGTGAGGTTGCCATAGTGATTCCTATTCTATCTTATCGATTGCAATTGCAGGGTCATTGAAAGTCTACACAATCGATAGATCGGTAGCAGAAATAAACAGGGTCATGTCCATAGTGTTGGGAGTAGAACTCAGGCTGATGCCCTCAGTAAAGCCAGAGAAAGACCCACCAAAGAAATTAGATGGCAGGTTAGTAATAGTCACTGGGATTCCAAAGGCTAAGAGCAGCAGACGCGCCCTAGTTTGACTAGACATCGCTGGGTTTGTAAGTCTGAAAGTAACAGCTTCTAATTGGTCGCGAGGGTCTTTACGCAAGCCAAGCTCTCTAGTGCCAATGGCTGTAATGTCTGCAAGGTTCTTAACATTAGAATCAGTAGACTTCTCAAAGAGTCCGTAGGTGGCTATTGCAGTTGTATCGGACACGCTGTAGGTACTTGCATAGCCTGTGCCATAGCGATAGATCAGGCTGTTACGAATTCGATTCGTGCCAGAGGTTGACCTCAAAGAACTAGGAATTGCAAAGGCTCCATCGATTATCTTATATCCATTAGCCGCTAAATAAACACCGCGATGATCTGCATCGTCATAATTGATATTTCCTGCTCTATCTTCATAGACTTGACCTAGTGCGCTATTGGCAATCTGATCTGCAAGGGTCTGGCTTTTAGCCGTTGGACTAGCTGCTTGACTTATCATTGTGTAGAAGCCTGCATCGACTGTACCAACATAATTCTCAGCCATAGCCCAAGTGCTATTTACGATTGTGCCATCGGGAAGGTTAGTTGACGGATATAGCACCCATGCGTAAGCAGGGTTTGTTTCTTCCCATGAGCCTAAAAGTGCATCATCTAAAATTGCAGCGATTTGTGCTCCATCTAGGCCTTCTGTAAGTGCTGTGTTGTAAACAGTTTTATTAAGTTTGACTAAGTTACCAATGCCTAAGATTGTGCCAGTCGTTACAAAGCCAGCATCTTCTGGGCTTCTCACTCCGATGTTGAAATCTGAAACCGTACCGCTCCACACCATGATTTCACTAGTAAAGATACCTGCTACAAGCAAGGTAATTGGATCAGCTAGATTGATTGTAAAGTCTGCCCCAGTTGTATTGACGATCTCAATTTTGCAATAACCAGCACTAGATTGTCTGTCAATATCTGTGCGACCTGTGGAGTAACTTATAGAGGTTACTGTTGTGTAAAGATCATCTCCAACAATAACTTGCCACGAAGGATCATATGCTGGCATTAGTTAGTCCTCATGCTTCGAATACTCCGCCTCTGAGTGTGCCACGAGAGATAGCATCGTTTAGCACTCGATCAATGGCCTCGGCAATAGCGTTTGGATCTCCCACGCCTGTGTTAACTGTGATGTTTACACCTGCTGGCACTTGACGGCCAGAGCCATTGTTTCCTAAACCTGCACCTGATCCACCCTCGAATCCGGGTTGAGTGACAGGAATATCAGCACCAACATTAGGCACATAGCCACCTAGTTGATCCTGTTGCTCTGGGGTAAGACTCGCAAAAAAATCTCCAGTGCTTACGCTGGCAGGCAGGTTAGCAGTTGCATTAGCAACACCTGCTGGAGTAGATAGGTTAGCCGAACTTGGCACCATTGGTGTTGTTGCAATTAGTCGTAGCAATGCAAGGGCAGTATTCAAGTTATCAATGTCGATCAATGACTTAGGTTGGATACCTTTAAGGATGTCTGCAATAGTCTGGACTGTTGCCTTTTGTCCGTTGAGTTGTCCTAAGATTTCAATGTCTTTATTAAGTTTTTGAGTTGCTGCCTCAATGGCTTTAGCATCACCTGAAGCAATAGCCTGTTCTAGGTCATACATAGACTGCTTGACATTTAGTCGTTGAATGTCATTACTGATAGCCAAAACCTGAGCTGCGTTAGTTGCTTTGCCTAATTGCTCTGCTTGAGCAATCTGGGCTGCTGCCAGTTGGATCGCATCCATGTCAAAGATGTTGCCACCTTTACCAAGGGCAATGCTAGCCTTTTCAAGTGCAACCTTTAGTTTAAGGTCTTTGATCTGTTGTGCAGACAATTTACCAATAGTTTTAGCGTTAGCAACAGATTTAGTGCTTACTTTGTAAGAATCCTGCAATGACTTTAAGTGAGCATTATCGGATGCTGCTAGCGATGCTGTTTTAGTTCCAGCCTTGCGAAGCAGTTCAATATAAGAACCTACGATTGGGATCATGCCAACATTGAGGTTGCCCAGAACTGGGATTTTCTTTAACTGTCCTGCAAGGACTCCAACGCCCCGAATAATATCTGCAAGATAGGTAGCAGTCTTTTCCATGTTAGAAGCAAGATCAGCAACGCTTGTATCCTTGCCTAGATTGCTCAATGCATCTATTAAGCCAGTACCGATAATTTCTTGCACATTAGCTGAGGCAACGCCTAACTTATCGATAGAACCTTGGAAAGTGCCTGCGGCAGCTGTGGCAGAACCAGCAAAGGTTGTAGCCAATTCTTTAGTTATGTCCTCAAAAGATTTAGCCTTTAGATCAGCCTTGCTAATTCCTACACCTAGTTTAGAAAGTGCAGTGTTATTGCCAAGATAAGCCTTGCTAAGTGCTGCTGTTACAGATCCTAGGTCTTTGCCAGTAGATGCTGAGATGTCTAAGGAAAGGTTAAGTAGTCTTTGAGCCTCGGC